TCATTGCAGAACTGTATTGGTCAGCAAGTTCTTTATCAGTACTTGCTACGCATACAACCAAGGCTTTGTTAATCTTTAGATTACGTGTGTTGGCAGGATTAACTGTCATCAAGTAAGGAGTAAGTGCTGGGCCACCTTTAGGACCTACACTTAGCGTCACTGGACGATCAATAGTGTAAGTTGCACTATCATCTTCTTTGTAAGTACCAATAAGTTCTTCACCTGAACTCATCTTTAGTGTAACGACGTCACCGTCTTTTTTAATATCAATTAACATATTTTCCTCTTTATAGTGCTGGTAATTCGTTGTAGTCAATGGCATCACTCATAACGCCAATAACATAGTTTGTGCTTTCGTTTTCTTGTAAAGCGGTTTGCTTTTTGCTTGTGTCAGAGTGTTTGTTAAACCAAGGGATTGGTGTTGTTTTAGGTGCAGGTGCTTGATACTTGATACCAATGGCCTTTAGTGCATCATGTGCAGTGTAGTCGACAAAGTCTTTTAGGATGGCTGCATTAAGACCGATAACTGGTCCCTTCTTAAACAAATAATCAGCCCATGCTTTTTCTTCGCGTATAACATCCATGTAGATTTGATAAACTTCGTCGCGGCACTGTTCGGCAACTTGTGCAAAGCGTGGATCTTCTTTGACAACTTGGTTGATAATATAAGCAGTCCAACCTTTGTGTAATAGTTCATCCTGTAGAATCAAACTGATAATGTTTCCATTACCAATAAAGATCTTGTTCTCTACCATTGCAAGTGATGTAGCAAATGACACCATAAAGCGGAATGCTTCTAGTGCGTAACTTGCATGAAGTGCTAGATAGATAGCTTTAATGTGCTCACCTTCCTTAACTTCGCCGCCTACTTCCTTAAGAGAATTAATCCTGTGTAGTGCATCGTAATACTTGCCAACGCTCGAAGCCATGTCAACAATTTCTGCTGTCTCATGGATTGTGTTAAACACTTCTTTAGGCACGTTGTAAATGTTACGAATGATGTGGCTGTATGAGCGACTATGGATGTTAGATTCAAAGAAGCCCCAATTCAACATCAATGCTTCTAATTCGGGCAAGCTCACTACTGGTAAAAATACCTGTGTTGGGCCACGCCCTTGTAAACTGTCTAGTGCGGTCTGGCGCAACAAGTTAGAAGTAAAGATATGCTTGATTGCATCACTTGCTTCTTTAAAGTCCTGTGCATCTTTAGTTAGACTTACTTCCTCTGGTACCCAAAAGAAACCACGTGCTGTTTTTTCAAAGTCAGCAATCTTGTTATACTTGACTTCTTCAAATCGTTGGATAGTAACTGGACCTGCTGGGTCCAGAAACATCTTTCGATTCAAGTAATCAGATGGTGTTGTTAAGTTGTATTGTTCTTTACTCATAGTTTACATGCTTCGCAATCTTCTTCAATGTATTCTTCAACTACTACTGGTGCAGTTACTTGCGTTTCTTCTTGCATCTTAGCGCCTTGTTTATTAATTAGTGAGTAGTAGAAAGTCTTTAGACCCCATAACTGCGCTTGCATTAAGTTTTTGGCAATCAGTGTGGTTGGCACTTTACGATCTGGGAAATGGGCCGGATTGTAGAATGTGTTAGTTGAAATGCTTTGGTCAACATAGGCTGCAATAACGGATGCTGTCTTTAGGTAACCCGCACAGTCTTTTTGCTCCCACATCAATTGATAGTTCTTACGAACCTTTGTATTATTGTACTCTGGAACTACCTGTGTAAATGATCCTGCTTTTGATTCCTTAGTAGAAATCAAACTCATTGGCATTTCGATACCGTTAGTAGAGTTAATAACGACAGAGCTAGACTCAACTGGTGCAACTGCCATTTGTGTAGCATTACGCACACCATATTGCTTCATTTGTGCTCGTAAAGTTTCCCAATCTAATTCTGGTGTAAAGTCTGTTAGTTCGTTTACACCTTTAGCACGTAATTCCCAAGGGAATGTGCCTTGTCCGTAACGAGTCTTGTCGCTATGCAAACATGCGCCACGTTCTTTAGCAAGCTCAACTGACGCTTCAGTTAGATAGTATGCTTGATGCTCCATCCAAGTTTTAACTTCGTGTAGTGCATCTTTATCACCGTACTTGATACCACGCTTGGCGTGCCAGTATGCTAGGTTAGTAATACCAATGCCTAAAGGGCGAATTTCGTCGTTGCTCAACTTAGACTGGATGCTCAAGAAATCTTGGTAATCCAAAATGTTGTTAAGGCTACGATGCAAAATGCGACAAGCACGGCGCATATCTTCTGGGTTACGGAACGCTCCCCAGTTAATACTGCCGAGAGTGCAAAGAGCGATACGACCGCTATCATCATCAAGACGCTTGAAAGGAACTGTAGGAAGTAAGATTTCACAGCATAAGTTACTTTGATAAATTGTATGATACTTTGGATCAAACGGGCCTTGGTTCATTACGTTGTCAATGAACACTAGATAAATGCGGCCTGTGTCTGTGCGCTCTTTTAAGATGCCACCTTTGAACACATCCTCTGCGTTCATTACTTTCTTACGAAGGCCAGACTGCTTTTCATATTTTACATAGAGTTCTTCAAACAAGGCGGTGTTTGAGTAGAACGCTTGGTACAAGTCAGGCACTTCATTTGGGTCGAAAAAGGTGATGTTTTCCTTATTTTTAAATCGTCTCCAGAAGAAAGCGGACAAGACAACCCCGTAGTCCATGTGTCTAACACGAGTTTCTTCAGTACCTTGGTTATTTTTAAGAACAATAAGATCATCAAACTGATGATGCCAAATTGGATAGAATACGGTAGCTGATGCATTGCGAATGCCTCCTTGTGAGCACGAACGTAGGTCGCCAAACCACTTCTTCAAGAAAGGAATCATACCTGTGTGCATAATCTCGCCGCCACGAATAGGCGAGCCTAATGGACGTAGTCGTCCAATTTCTAAACCAATACCAGCACGTTTGCTAGCATACTTGGCCATCATTTCTCCAGATGCAAAAATACTGTCAAGATCATCGTCGCTACGAATAAGCACACAGGAGCTGAATTGCTTTGTTGGAGTTCCAAGACCAGCAAGAACAGGAGTAGCAAGAGTAAATAGGCCATCACTAGCCGCGTTATAGTATTCCTTAATAAAGCGCATACGAGCTGAATTAGGTTCTTCTTTGTGGAAGACTGTTGCGGCAGCAACCATGTAACGAACTTGCGGTGTTTCATAAATTTCCTTTGTGGCACGATTGCGAACAAGGTACTTCTCAATTAACTGTTCGATGGCGGCATAAGAATATAGTTCGTCTTTGTCATGGTCAATGAAATCGTCCATGCGGTCCCAGTCTGCTTCTGTATACCACTCTAATAGTTCAGGCGTATATAGACCAACGCTGATATTGCGCTTAACAATATCGTAAAGTCTAGGTGGAACATAATCGCCGTAAACATCTTTACGCAACATGCTTAGACGTTGCTTCCCAGCAACGTACTGATAATTTGTGTGTCCTACTTCCGGATTACTTTCAACGTCAATTAAGTCAACAATAGCACGAAGCGTAATATTGTCAATTTCTCTTGTTGTAATACCGTCGTAGAAATGTGGTTGTGCTTTAATCTCAATCATTGACTGACTTACGTCAGCAATGCCTTGGCACACCTTACTAATCTGCGCTTGCCATTTTTCAACTGCGAGTAGTTCTTTTTCTCCACTGCGCTTTTGTACGTTAATTGTATTTTTATTCATTGTATCTATCATTAATCCCATCATGTTGCACAGTCCTTAAGTAAGAGCATTTACTTACCGGTGGTCATATGCGTAAAATCTTTATACTTTAACCAGGCTAGCGAGGTCGCTAGGGGCCCAGGTTTGTAGAATTTGCATTTTTGCTTCTTTGACGTCGAGTACTTCGCCGTCATAATAATTTAACAATTTTTTGTTAGGAAGTATTACCAACAAACGGGGTGTTTCGTCAATTATGGCTAACATTAGCTCACAATCAATTTTGGCCAGCACCATGCTGTAAAACATTCCAAGGCCTTGAGCGCTAGGGCAGAACGAACCTGACCCAATTAACTCCCATGGATCGGGCCAGGATTCTTGTCGCCAGGGATCAAATGTTTTAGTAACCATTGGGACAAATTTCCACCAGGTTGCTACTTCTTGATACGCAGGGTTAGTATCAAGGTTTGAAAGACTTAGTCTCCAGTCTCTCCATGCTGCCAGTCTACCTTGTTTGTCGGTAAACCAATGTTCTAAGTTTCTATGTTCCACGAAATACTTATACTAGTTTGTAATACTGTTCTACTCGGCGAAGCCACAGATCTGTATAACGATCAAAGTCTGCACCTTCTACAATAAATTCCTGATAGATGTTGTCTGCTGAGCACATGAAAATTACGCCTTTGCGAATCTTAGTGCCCCATACTTCATTGTGTGCCAATGCGTATGCTGTGGTTTGAATAAAGTAATCATCAATCCATTCACGCTTTTTTGGCTTGTTAGTTTGCTTATGGTCCATGATAGCATCTTCGCCGCTATGGACTCCAACTAGGTCAGTTGTGCCTGCATATAAACCTGGACAGTAAAGTTGAACTTCAGTGCCCCACGCTTCATTACAGTTTATTAAACCTTCGCTGATAATAGTCTGTGCCATTTTGTGGCTTTGGATGGAGTATGGATTTGTGCCCGGTGTCCCAGCATCTCCAGTTAACACATAGTTCTCGAGCCACTTGTGCATGCGGGTGCCACGGCTTGCGGCTTCGGTTGTAATCTCTCGGGCTTTTTGTTCGCCAACACTCTTTCGCCAGTTTGCAAGAGCTTGTTTAGATTCTTCTGATTTGGTTTTGTCTAGGATTGTGGTAACGCTAGGTACTCGTGATCCATCAGGAGTTTCGTATAGACGACTTGCGCCGTCTATTCGATTTAATGGTTGGTAGTTGTATTTGGGATTAAATTTTATCATTGTCACTTATTATACACTGCCGTGTATTACAAGTCAATGATTACCAGGCGATTATCCACTGAAAGGTGGTTTGGCTAGTTGGGTTAATTTGGCGTTCAATTGTATATCCAAGATCTGTAAAATACTGGATCACTTTTGCCATTTGAAGTCTTTTTTGTCTATCGTCATTAACACCTGTCCAGGTATTGTAATACTCAGTTGCTAGTCCATAACCTGTATCAGTTGGGTTCTTTGCCATTGTGCTTGTTGTTGATACTGTTACTTCAACGGCGCCATCGGCAGATGCTAATAATACTTCTTCTTCTAAATCGCGGATTTCACGCAATACAAAAATATCTTGTAGTGCCTTAATACGTGCTTCGGATGCAGTTAACATTACGCGGCTCATAGTCCTAGATCCTTCTTAGCTTGTGCAATTGCATCCTTGCCTACGATTTCTTTATTCTGTTCTGCTTGATCAACTGTATCAGCACCGGGAGTTGTAGTCATCATAATTTTATCATTGCTAACATCGGCGACCAAGTCGTTGTTTTTTGCTTTGAATGTTGCGATTAGACCACGGATAGCATCAATTTGATTTGATGCGCTGAATCCCATCTTATTAAGACGTTGTACTAACTCTTGCATAGGCAAGGTTGCTACGCCATCGTTTTGACTCTTAATTAAGAGCATTTTAACAGCGTTAGCAAAACTTTGATCTACGCTAGATAGTTCAAGCAATATCACTCTTCATCTCCCTGCCAGTTGGTTCTTCTTCTGGGCCTGCACTACTTGGGAAAATTGGAGCTTCGCCGCTGGCTTCTTCACCTGGTAAAGTAGCTGGTAAGGCATCGCCTGGGCTTGTTAAGCTAGTAATAGCAGAATCAAGCGTGTCTTTTGTTTGCATCAACATGTTAATGGCTTCTTCTAATGCGCCCTTAACTGTTTGTACGTATTGCTCGCCTGCGGCATCGCCAAAACGGGCTTTGATCTGATCAACCAATGTGATCATGTCTTTACCTAGCATATCAGCTACATCTTCGATCATGCCTTGGAAGTCTTTGTTCATTGAACGTGCGGCAATAATAACTTCGGCTTGATCTAAATCTTCGTCGCCTAAATCGGCTTCGAATAACACTGGATCTACGTTAGCCATTTCTTCGTATACTTCACGTTGCAAAATTGCACGGGTATACTCTGCGCCGCCACGGCTTGCTAAAGTATCAATTTCAAATTGAACACGCTCTAGTTGTTCACGTAGCATGCGTCCGCCTAGTGGCTTAACATCAATGCTTTCTTTACGCAACGCACGACGAGCTGCCTGTGCTGGCGTAGTTGTTGTTGTAATATCATTAAATTTCATGATGGTCTCCGATACTTTATTTAGTGTTTTGGCTTGCTCATTTTGTTCATTCTAGCCACACGTCTGCTTACTTGATTGAACTTTTTAGTTCTACGGGCTCTTGCGATGAATCGTTTTTTAAATTTGGCTTTTAGACGGGTAAATCTAATGCGTTTTTTGATGTCTATTCGCTTACTACATGTACCAGCTGAACTAACAACTCGTCCCTTTTTGATACCGGATGTGCAACGAAGTTTACGTTTAATTCGTTTACCGGACCGGGCCCAAACTAGTTTAGCTTCAACTACAATTTGCATATTATTTTGGTAAATGTGTAATTACATATCCTAGCATTGCTAGTAGGCCCACAACAACGGTAGCTGTACTTGTGACCATAATTTTAAACTTTTCGTCTTTAGCGTTACTTAATAAAGTCTTAATCTCACTGAGATTTTTCTGATTGTCTGCTTTAAAAGAAGCAAAATCTGTATGGATACGTTCTAGACTAGATTCTACGAATCCAATCTTTTCTTCTAAACGCTTATAACGCTCAGCACACAATTCTACGTGCAACTCTAAGCTGGTCTGTTCTGTAATCGGTCCATTGGCTGGCATTTCGGCTATTCCGTAAAAAACTACCCGCATGACTCTAGTCTGCAAGTAAAGTTGTGAGTAAAAATGAGCCTAGGTGAGTGATTACAACGATTGTTTATATAATTATATTTAGCACTATTAGAAAGAATCGTGTCGTATGTAAAACGTATTTTTGTCTGGTCCAGACGTGATAAGTCTGCCATCTAATGTAGCAGTTTCAGTTAGGCCTGTAATTGCAGTATTGCCGTT